CAGAAAATGTTGATCAAAAGGTAGTGCAAGATGCCTTGAGAGAGAAAGAAAATCAGGAAGTGGCTTACTTTACTAGCGAGTTAGCAAAAAGAGATGGTGGCAAGTGGGAAGGATTCGAGACAACAGGATATGTCCCTAGCGTGTATAACGAAGATACAGAGGTAAGGACTTTTGGTAAGTCAGGTGTTACTGCTGGTGTTGGTGTAGATTTAGGTCAAATGAGTAAATCTGACATCAAAGCCCTTGGTTTAGATGAAAAGCTGACTAACAGATTACTTCCTTACGCTGGATTGAAAGGCAAGGCAGCTTTTGACTTTTTACAGAAAAATCCTTTAGTGCTAAGCGAAGATGAAGCCGCATTCGTTAGTCAGCCAGTTGTCAGAAAAACAATCAAGTCACTTAAAAAATTGATGGACAAGTCAGGCACTAGCGATAACTGGTCACAAATGACAGATACAGAAAAGTTTGTAGCAATTGCCGCACAACATCAGTATGGAGACACTAATTTAGTTAGACAATATGGAAAAGGCGACTTTCAAGGCGCTTTGGACAACTTATCCAACTGGACAGACAAAACACCAGAAATGGGTGATTTAATTGCTTCTAAATACAGAAGTACCGTAGATACAATAAGACAAGAAAGAGGTTCAGACTAGAGCAGGGAGTGAGACTAAGACTGCCCTGCGTCAGCCTGGAGGGTTGCCATCTCACTTGGCAATGAACCCTATACAATTTTCTTCTTAGTGGTTTTCTTTGCTGTAGCTTTCTTATTTGTAGCTTTTTTAGCAGGTGCTTTTTTAGCTTTCTTTGGTGGTACTTTAGGCTCTTTCTTAACAATCAATACTTCTGGTTGCGGAAAGAAAAAATCCTTGATCTTTTTGTATAACTTCTTAAACATGTTACCTCCTATCCAAGTGGTGATGATGCGGCATCAAGACCTTTCCACAGGTCGTCAACCTCTTTTTTAAAGTTCTGTACTTTGACCTCAAATGCTTTTATAGCATCCGCCATAGCCTTGTATTCATTTCTAACTTCAATCCAATCCTTTTCCATTGCATTGACTTTAGCTGTAGATTCTGAGGCATTTGACAAGACTTCAGCCTGTCGCTCCTTTATGCTAAGCAATAGTGTGTCAAGTTCAGCGAGCTTGCCCTGCAAATGCCCTAGATCATTATCCTCTATCTTAGTGCGAATACTAGCTAATTCTAGCTCTATGGGTTCTATGTTAGGTATTGACGCTTTTGTAGCCTCTAAACCAGACTCTATGTTGGCTATGCGAGATACAAACTCACTAGCTGCCCATATACCACCACCTATTGTAGTAGCAAAAGACATGAGTATGGCTATGTAAATGCCCTTAAATTTAGTGCCACCTACGTCTAATTCTATGTCTTCAATGCCCATCTAAATGCCCTTGGCCTTTCAAATCTCTACATATCATGGGCCATCCACCAAAATAATTATCTTCTTCAAGCATGACCCATTTACATATATCGCCTATCAATACACTAGCGTTAGCTAGAGCTATCTCACTGTCTTTCTTTTCGTAGTTGATGCCTACGCAAAAGGCGATGATTAGAGTGCCTATCCAAACTAAAGCCAAGACACTTCTTCTAATTTGCATATGAACCTCTAGTTAGTGACTTTGGTGTTTGCGGCCAAGCATAATTTAGCCTCTATAGAACAGGCTAAGTCTAAAAGATCATCATCATGCGTGTATTCTTCAGAACTAAAATTAGAGTATAGGAAGTTTAGTTCTTGTTTGGTTAATTTGATCGTATGTGGCTCTTCAGGTAGTTTCATTATTTTCCTCCTTGATTAGCATTAAAATGATAAATACTAGTCCCAACGAAACAAACATTTCATAAAAATTAAATCCATGTATGTGTGCATTTATTGTGCTATGAGCCATTGAATTACAAGAATATACTAATAAAAGGATAACAAAAATTGTTTGCCTCATTATAATCCTCCGAGATTACCGTTTTCGTTGTTAAATTGCGTTGTAGGTGTTTCGTTCTGTACGTCTAATACATCTTGTACTAGTTGTACAGGATCATACAACTTAGCGTTTATATTATAACCAGAACCCATAGATGCCACAGCTTCGCCAGAACCGTAGGTGTAGGCACTATACATCTCATTAATAGTAACAGGAGGGGTATCACCGTAAAAGCCGTCATAGACCTCTGTAGTGGCTTGTGTCCACCCTATATTAGCATCGTTATCAAAGAATACGCCCTGAAGGACAGTATCAGTCGCATTATCCCATGTGATCGTCATTTGATCAGTCCAAGCATCATACGCCACAGTAGAGTTTGTAATGTTTGATAGTGTAGCTATGGCATCGTGGTTGATCATTGCAAGGGTTGCGCTATCTTGGCTTGCCCATAGGCTCGCAGTAGCCGCTTGCGCTTTATCCTCAATAACATCAAGTGATTGGTTAAATGTTTGAACGGTTGATTGGTCAATTTGTACGTCATTTGCGCGAATGTAATTCTGAAGGTTAATACGCTCATCTTCAGTCTGAGCATTAATAGCCTCTTGGTATATTTGTTCTGCCTTTGAAATTTCTGTAGCCGCATCTGTAAAGATATCCATTGCCGCTTGCATTTCATCAAGATTTTCTTCATAAGAGTCCACCAATAAATGTTCTGCTGAGTAGTAATTAGCATTAGCTGTGTCTAGTATAGACTGATTGTAGTATGCGACTTCCAATAAGTCGATTTTGTGACTGTCTGTCCTCCCTGGTACTGGTACAATAGTGCCTGCAACGCCTGTAGGGTCTGTTGGCACACCTAAAGACATTTCTACTACACTGGCTTGGGCATCGCTGACTTGCGTGTTTATATAGTTCGCAGTGTTAATGAGTTCTTGTATTTCAACAAAGTCACCAGTAGGGCGCAATGGATTAATATTCGGGTCAATCAATGCCCCAAACGTCACAGCTTGAGGGTAGTAGACACCATTATCACCAATCGACTGTGCGGTAACGCTCAGAAATAGACTTGCCACTAGCTTCCTGTTTATCTTCATCTTCTGTGCCTCCATTGATGCCTAACGCAACATCAAAGTATTCTTTATTCTTTTCATATCCTACAACAAATAAGCCAGGCTTACGCTTCATCATTAGGTAAGCATTCTTACCAGCTACTACTTTACCGCCTACGATGAGGGGACATGGTGTCCCTGACTCAAACATACTGAGCCATACTTCATCACTTTGGCACATTCTTGTAATAGCCGCAATCTTCATGTTCAAAGTGAACAACATTTGAGCATCTTTACGTCTGTTACATTCTTCGTCTTGTACGTAATCACCTCTACTAATACCAATCTGTAGAGTCGAGACACCGCCAGTTGTACTCTTTAAACAGCTATCGTTGCCTCCTGACATCATGCTAGGTGCTACTGCTGACGCTACTGGTATCTCACTGGCAGAACCAGCACCGTTATATTGATTAGTGTTAGTAGTAGTATTGTTGTTACTATCGACAGTGGCTCCTTGCTGATTGGTGTTTAAATCGCCAGACTGCGTACTGGTATTACCACTGTCAGTATCTTGTGCAAAACTAGAGCAGCTTAGAAGCAAAAGCACTAATAAATATAGCCGCATATATCCCCCAGATATAATACTCTAGTCTTATAAATCGCTTAGAACCCTCATCAAGCCTTTTGTCAATGTTCTCTAGCCTAACAGCACAAATCTCCTCATGCTTTTCTAGCCTAGCTAGTAGTTCTTTAATGGTCATCTGATGTGCCTGCATATTCACTGGATGCTTTTAAGAACTCACCTAGACTATTAATCACATGTGGGTTGTCTAAAACAAAAGTCGATATTTCTTTACCTGATTCTATATTCACTGAAATAGTGTTTTGGTTGGGCGAAAACTCAAAAGATAAAATCTTACCTTGCTCGTCAGTTAGATCAACATTTATACACATTTCCATATCACATACCTATTCTGCCAAGATGATATTTTATTTGTTCTTTATAGTCTGCAATCATTTCTCTGTAGTCAGCAGAATACAGTTTTTTTGGTTTTTTAGCATCTGCAAGCATTTGGTCAACAAAGTCTCTGCCATACATGTCTATCATATAAACAGTGTATCTCTGAGCAGCATCACCATTTCTCATGCCAAAATTGTTACAACCGCCACACTGAGGATGTACGTTTTCTTCCTCTAACGCCCAGTATGAACTCGATCCTTTGGGTATATAGTGACCACCATGCATACCGTCATTCCATATGCGTTTACAGCCACAAGTCACGCAAGTACACAATCCATTCTCATCAGCGGCTTTGAGCCTCACAAGCTTCTGTAGTAGCTCTAAGGCTTGTTTTCGCAACTGCTGTGGGGTTTTTGCCTTTCTAGCCATCAAATAGGTTCTGTTGTTTGTTTTCTTTGTCTGCTTGGTACTTAATATCAACCAGCCGATAGTCTTTGCCACCAGTCTTTGACTTGAATATCCTACTTGATGGTTGTAATTTATCCAAGTCATTACGACCTAGTGTCATAGTAGAATCACCAAAACTGATACGCAAAAGACCATCAGACTTCGCCTTCTCTATTTCGTAGTCTCTGACAGACACAAACTGACCTTTCCAAAGTTTTTTAACTTGTTTATTCATTAAAATGGAATGTCGTCTTCAAAGTCCTCTTCTTCTAGGACTGGTTGTTTTTTAGGCGCAGACTTCTTAAAGGCATCTTTCTTTTGTATCTTGATACTCATAAAGTTCTTGCCTGCCTTTGATTTTCTAAGCCATGCAGCAACCTCATACTCTTCACCCTCAACATCGAGTGGCCCTTTGTAATCTGGTTGTTTATCAGACTGCTTGTCGTTCTTAAACAACGCACCTGAGTTAGTATTATCGTATTCCATGTCTCTCTCCTAAGATTTAAGTAGTTTTCTCTCTTCGGTTGTAAATGGCGCAGATGGCACTTTTGTTGGTGCATGCCACATAGCCATTTGATCCTCGTGACTTATCTCAGCAAACGCTTCTTTTGCAAATGCAACATTACTTTCAGTCGGATCTTGCAAGTACTCTTTGATAGCTCTTATTGATTGAGTGTTGCGTTTAGAAGCCTCATCGCAGACCTGGTTGACGTTAGGTTCATTCCTAAACATAGCCGCTTCTGCATCGTCATCTGCTGTTGGGATGCCAGCCATTGCTTGCAGAGAATACCTGCGAGCGTAACTCACAAGACTGCAACTGCTCTGTGGATCAAACTTTGTTAAAGGTAAGTAAAACTCTGATTCAATAAATTGACCAGATGTGTGCATAAGGATGGTCTTAACGCCAACACCTTTACCGCCTTCAGAGGTAACAGGGAATTGTGAATAGCACAAACCATTGTTGTTGAACGGCTCTTTGATTGCCTTGATTACGCTAGTAAGATCAGCGTAGGATGACTTGAAAAAAGGATTCTTAGCGTCCTTGACGGCCCCACCCATTTCGGATTGAGCCTTGCAAAGAGCTTTAGCTAGTTCAGCTATTGATTCTGACTTATTCATCATCCTCTCCCTCTTCCTGCTTGAGAGTTATGACAACTTCGCCAAGAGCTTCGTAGCTCTTAACTGCCAACACTTCACAGCCTTCTGGTCGCTGATTTAACCATTCTAATATTGCATCCATATATCCCCCTAAAATGGTACATTGTAGTAATCTTGTGCATTGTCCTGCATATCATCAAATACCTGCTTGATGAGAGTAGAACAAAACTCCTGCATTTCTATTTCATTCCAATGAGTGTTGTGTGCAGCAGACTTAATAACTTCTGCTAACTCAAACTCTATGGATGCCTGTAAATGATCAGGTGGATAAGTCGCATCCTCTTGATCAATGATTGTGTCTTTTACTCGTCCCATGATTCCTCCTCACATTCTGGACAATATAATTCATTTCTAAGTGTTCCCATGCCATTACATGAAGTGCATAGCGTACCTTCAGTGTAGCCCTCACCAGAGCCACCACAATAAGCACACGACATTTCTTCAAGATGAGATTTGCAAGAACTGCATATTATTTTCATACATCCCTCCAGATGCTTGACATGAGAGTATAAGTTTATTTATATTTATAGGGATTGTCAACTGAGGAAATAAAAAATGTCTAAATACGATGAAATAGTCGACTTTTTTGGTTCGCCCAATGAAGTCGCAGAATACTTTGATGTATCTGTCTTTGCAGTATACCAATGGAAAGATAAAGTACCTGACACTAGGTACAGGGAATACAAGTTGGTGAAAGAGCTGCGAGGTGAGATATGTCAATCGAAAGATTAATTAGCAAGCTCAACAACTGCAAAAGAGTCAATCCCAAGAAAAAACATCGTGAATCCTACATCGCGCAATGTCCAGCACACGATGATAACAGTCCAAGTCTTAACATAGATGTGGCTGAGTCAGGTAATATCTTGATTAAATGCTGGTCAGGATGTGGCGCAGTTGATGTTGTGAAAAGCGTTGGCATGAATATCAGCGATTTGTTCCCTGAGAAATATGACCAAAGAGCTAGACGCCAAGTAAAGGATAATGACTTTCACGACTTGCACTTGAAAATATCACAATCTAGGCGTGATAACGGCTATAAGCAGACAAAACAAGATAAAGAGTCAGAGCTAAGGTCATACATGGCTCTGAGAGCGCGTAGGTGAGCGCAAGAGCGACTTTCTGGGCATGGGAGCAGATTACCACCAGTAGCGAGAAACTCGTCTTACTGTGCCTTGCAGACTGCCACAATGGGGACACTGGACAGTGTAACCCAAGTATTGCTTATGTGGCTAAAAAGACAGGTATGGATAGAAAAACTGTTTTGAAGTGCATGAAAGGCTTAAATGATAAAAATCTTTTAGATAGAAAAAAGGTGTATGGCTCATCAAACATGTACTGCCTTAACATAAGTCCCAAAAACGGTACTTACGAAAGTCCCAACAACGGTACTTTTAAAGTCCCAAAAACGGTACACAAACCTACAAGAGAACCTAAAAAGAACCTACGCTATGAAAATAGCGATATGAAGGTAGCTGTATCGATCTTCAATTTGATAAGAAATATCAATCCTAATCACAAAGAACCTAAGTTTGATGTCTGGGCAAATGATGTACGATTAATGAGAGAACAAGACAATCGCAGCCACCATGACATTCTAGCGTTGTTCAAGTATGCAAACAGTGATGATTTTTGGAAATCTAATATCTTGAGTCCAAAAAAGCTCAGAGATAAATGGGATGTGCTGACAATCAAGAAAGGTGATATTAAGACAAAAACAACTGAGGTTTGGATATGAAGAAGATAGATTTAACAGATGAAGAATTACTAAGTTTTATTGGTAAGCAGGAATCTCAAGAAGTAGGAAGCTTTGACTCCTACGGAGAAAGACTGCTAGAGCATATCAGCAAAGGCCATGGTCTAGTCGGTGATAAGCTTCCCTGGTTCAAGACGCACAACGCTGTAAGGCTAGGCCAAGCACAGCTTAGTATCTGGTCAGGTATCAATGGCCATGGTAAAACAGCCTTGTTATCTTGCGTAATGACTTGGCTTCTCGCTAGAGGTAGACGGGTTCTAATAGCAAGCATGGAGATGAAGCCAGAGGAAACATTGTTATGGATGAGTAGCCAAGCAGCAGGCTGTAAGCCATCTAAAGAGTTTGCACTAGAATGGCTTGATAGAAGTTCAGAGAATGGCTATATCTATGATTGTCTCGATAAAGTGCCACAAGAGCGAATATTAGGTTTAGTACACTACGCAGCCAGTGAATTGGACATAGATCACCTTGTTATTGATAGTCTGACCATGTGCGGTGTAGGCCGAGAAGATTATGGCCAGC